GTTTCCATACACAAAAAAGGGTAAAGCTGACGCTAAAAAGGCAGCCAAGAAAACTGGTATGCCGATGAAGAAAGCAAAAAACTACTAACAAATGTCAACTGCTGGTGCGGTACTAACTAGAGCCAGTCGCCAACTTTTATCGGGAACCGTTGAAGAACGAAACAAGTTAGCGACAACGGTTACTTCGGCAGACACTTCTATTGTGCTGTCCTACGATCTGGGTGGGTTCCGTGAAGGTTCAGTTATTGAGATTGAATCAGAGTTGATGTATGTGTGGGAGTCTTCCACAGCAACCAAAACTTTGACTGTTCAACGAGGCTACGACGGCACTACCGCAGTAGCACACACCAATGGTGTTCTCGCCACAGTAAACCCAAGATTCCCACGTCAACAAATGTTGGATTCTTTGAACTCTGACATTGATGATCTGAGTTCCACAATGAACGGCCTGTTCCGTGTCGTGGCACAAGACATTACTTATAACGGGTCTGACCGTCAAATCAATTTGACTTCAGCTACGGGAATTATCGACCTGATTGATGTCAGGTTGCGTTATTTGGCTGACGACTATCCGGTGATCCGTAAGGTCAGGTTGCAACGTAATTTGCCGACAGCAGATTTTGCGTCAGGTTTCGCTATCGTTTTTGATGAACCGGTTATGGCTGGTTCTTTGCGGGTTGTTACGAAACGTGAGTTCACTCGTGCTTCTAGTGAGTCATCGGATTTGCAGTCGGCGTGTTTCGTGCCGCAATCTTGTGAGGACATTTTGGAGATGGGTGTTTTGTTGCGGATGATGAACGGGCGTGAAATTAAACGGAACTTTATTGAATCGCAAGGTGACACTCGTAGATCGGATGAGGTGCCTGCTGGTTCTACACGGGATTCGTTGACGAACATTCAAAGGTTGCGTCGTGAACGTATCATCGCTGAAGCGGCACGACTTAAACAGCAGTATCCACTAGTTTTTAGGAAGTAGCCGATGGCTGCCTATCTTGTAGATTTTACTACCGCTTATAGTCCTGCGCCTGCGTTTTACACGGGTACCGGTGCGACAACTCTTGTACCTAACATTTTTCCTGTCGCTATCAACGGTAGACCGTATCTGATTGATTTGAAAGCGAACTCGTTTCAACGTCAGTACGATGCGCGTGTCCGTGACTCGGTTGACCAGTCAGCTGAACCTGGTGAGTCTGCGATCAACCCGCAAGGTTTGTGGCGACGTTCGCAATCGTCTTGGCATTATGGTGCCGGTCAAGTTTATGGTGATACTGCTGACGCTGAAGCGTTCAGGTTTAACACTTCGAAAGGTGTTGATGTTTGGAGCAAAGGTGAAGCAACTTTATTAAAGGATACGACACAGGTGTTGGCTGATAGTGCGGCGACGTTGCAGGCTTTGACTGTTGGTACACGACTGTATGTGGGTACTGGTGGCGATGTTAAATATACAACGAATCTTTCTACGTTTACGAACTGCACTAGTGAACCTGCTGGGAACGTTGGCGGTATGGCGACTGACGGTTTCAATGTGTTTGTTGCGTTCGCAAGTCACGGTATCCATAAGGTCACTACTAGTTCCGATGCGTTCGTTTCGTACATTTCGGGTACTGACACGTTCGTTAATTTGCGTTACGTTAAAGGCCGTTTAATGGCTTCGGAAGATAACGATGTCTATAACTTCACTTCTTCGGGTGGCGCAGGTTCACCGTTGTTCAGTCACGCAAACACAGGGTTTCGTTGGGTTGGTTTCGCTGGCGGTCAGAACCAAATCTATATGGGTGGGTTTGCAGGTAATCAGTCGCTTGTTTATCGAACAACTATTAAAGCTGATGCAACATCGTTGGATACTCCGATTGTTGCGTTGGAGTTACCTGCCGGTGAGATCATCACGGGTTTGGATTCGTATTTAGATTTTGTTTTGATTGGCACTACGAAAGGTATCCGTGTGGCTACGTCGGACACTAACGGGAACCTTGTGTCAGGTCCACTTATTCAGATTGGTTCGTCGGTTACTTCGTTTAGTGGTGAAGGCAGGTTTGTTTGGTTTAACTGGACTAACTTTGATGGCACTTCGACAGGGTTGGGTCGTTTAGATTTGGGTGTGTTCATTTCAACTAACCAGCCTGCTTATGCTTCTGATCTGATGGTGACAGCGCAAGGTGCTGTCAGTTCGGTGAACACGATCAATAGTCGGCCTGTGTTCGTGGTGGTGGGTTCAGGTATCTATGTTGAACATGCAACCGATCTTGTTGCGTCAGGATATTTGGAGTCAGGTATTTATCGTTGGGGTGTACCGGATGCGAAGTTTGTGCCGAAATGGGATTTGCGTTGCCGACCTTTGAACGGGTCTGTAACTTTGTCTATTAAAACTGATGGTGGTTCGTACCACGATTTTCAGGCGTTCAGTTTGGTTGGCGGTAAAGAGAAAACGATTAACGGTTTAGAGGACAGAGTGTTTGAGGCTGAGGTGAAACTTACTTTGGGTAGGTCGGCTACCAGTAACACGGTTAGCCCTGAGGTAACTAGGTGGATGGGTCGTGCTTATGCTGCACCGTTGCGTTCACAGATTTTTTCGGTGCCACTCATTATGCACCACAAGTTGAGTATTCGTGGCAGAGAGTATTTCCAGGATGTTGATAACGAGATGCGGTTTTTACGCGATTTGGTGGACACCCCCCGTATTGTCACCTATCAGGAGAACGAGGAGACTTTTTCGGTGATTGTTGAGAATGTCCAGTTTGAGGTTTTGGATGACTCGAATGTTCATAACCGTTGGGATTGGGAAGGAACCGCTACTGTTATTATGCGATCAGTAGCGTAGTGTATACTTCAGGAGACTTATGGCAGCAGTAACTAGACGACAGTACAAAGGTGCGGCGGCGGCTACTACGACGACGAACGCTCTCGGTGTTGGTGATACTTCGGTAACTTTGACGGCGGCTACAGGTTGGCCTTCGTCTGCTGGTGTGCCGTTTTATGTGGTGATTGATCCAGGTACTTCGTCTGAGGAGAAATGTTCGGCGACGATCTCTGGTTCTACTTTGACTTTGACTCGTGCGCAGGATGATACGACTGCTGCGGTTCATGCTTCGGGTGCGACGATCTATCCGGTGTTCACGGCTGATGATGCTGATGAGGCTAATTTGTTTGCGTCGACGATGACTACTCGTGGTGATTTGTTGACGATGGGTGCTGGTCCTACGGTTGCCCGTGTTGCTTTGGGTGCTTCGGGTACGGTGTTGAAGTCGGATGGTACGGATGCTTCGTGGGCGACTATTGTTGCGGCGAACATCGCTACTGATGCTGTAACTACCGTAAAAATTCAAGATGATGCTGTTACGCAAGCAAAGTTGGCTGACCGTGTTGTTGGTTCTGCTGAACTTGATAATCTTACTTTGAACGCTCAGACGGGTACGACCTATACTTTAGTGTTAACTGATGCACACAAGTTGGTGACACAATCAAACGCTTCTGCAATTACGACGACTATTCCGCCTAATTCTTCGGTTGCGTTTGAAATTGGCGACCAAGTGAACTTGTTGCAACTCGGTGCAGGTCAGGTGACTGTTGCTGCTGGTTCGGGTGTGACGATTCGTTCTGAAGGAACTAAATTAAAACTTAAAGGTCAGTATGCTGCCGCGACTTGTATAAAAATTGCTTCTGACGAGTGGGTGCTTGTCGGCAATTTGTCAGCGTAAGCCATGCAAATTCTTGCAAACGTGGGTGCAGCGGGAATACCTTTGATTGTTGATACCTTAATTATTGCGGGCGGTGGCGGCGGTGGTAGTGGCGCGGCGGCGGCAAACAACGGCGGCGGCGGCGGTGCAGGTGGTTATCGTTATTTTACAAATGAAACATTAGCATTATCTACGAATTACACTTGTACGGTTGGTGCTGGCGGTGCAAGAAATGTTGCTGGAAATAATTCTGTTTTTAATGCTTACACTTCGGCGGGTGGTGGTCGTGGTGGTGGCGAAGTTCCTGCTGTTGTTGGCGGTGCTGGCGGTTCAGGTGGTGGCGGTGGTCCAGCTTCGCCCAATACTGGTGGCGCAGGTAACACTCCAAGCACTTCGCCTGCACAAGGTTTTGCAGGTTCAAATGGAAATCCGAGTAGTCCATTTCAAGGCGGCGGTGGCGGCGGCGCAAGCGAGGCAGGCGGAACAGATGCAACTGGTTACGGCGGCGACGGTACAGCAAATTCTATAACTGGTTCAAGTGTTTTTTATTCAGGTGGCGGTGGTGGCGGTGCTGATAACAACGAAGGTTTAGGCGGTGACGGCGGCGGCGGAAAAGGTTCAAGAGCAGGTATTTCAGTTGCTATAGCAGGCACAGCAAATACAGGCGGTGGCGGTGGCGGTGGCAGTTCACAAGATGCAGACAAAATTATTGGTCAGCCAGGCGGAAGCGGTGTTGTCATCCTTCGATACCCGACTGCGGCAGGCACAATCACTATTGGCGCAGGTTTAACAGGCACAACAGCAACAGACGGCACAAACAAAGTTACAACAATTACCGCTGGCACAGGCAATATAAGTTGGGCATAATGGCACACTACGCATTCTTAGACGCAAACAATGTTGTAACCGAAGTAATAGTTGGCATTGACGAAACAGAACTTATTGAAGGTCTTGACCCTGAAACTTGGTACGGGAACTTGCGTGGGCAAGTTTGCAAACGCACTTCATACAACGGGAACATTCGCAAACAATACGCAGGTATCGGTTACACCTATAACGCTGATGCTGATGTGTTTATTGTTGCGCAGCCGTATGCATCGTGGACTCTTGACAGCGATCACGAGTGGCAACCACCAACATCGATGCCAAACGATGTTTCATTTACTAATCGTTATCAATGGAACGAAGAAGAACTCAAATGGGTCGCCGTTCAACTAGGTGGCTGATACCGCTACCAGCAATCCTGTTTACAGTTTTTTCACAAACCGCCAACGCTGAACCAACACCAGGGTTAGCAACCACCTACTACACAATCGACGAAATACCACCAACCCAATCCACCACCGAATACCCTGTCTGCGGTACAGAGACAGAGAACAACATCAACCGCAGCTACGATGGCGAACCATACGAGGATTGCACAGGCGACCTGTTCATGGTCCACATGACAGGCTACATAGACATCCCTGAACACAACACGATTGAGTTCTGGCTGGCATCAGATGACGGCGGAGAAATAACTATCGACGGCAACACGTTCGGTAACTGGTATGACCAAGGATGTTCAGCAACCGAATCAGGTCCACTACAACTAGACGCAGGCAGCCAACCCTTAGAACTATGGATGTACGAAAATGGCGGCGGCACCTGCATAATGCTCGCCTGGAACATCAACGGTCAAGGCTGGGAAATGATCCCCGACTCCGCGTTCACTACTAGTAGTAGCCCAACCACCACAACAACAACCACGACCACGACAACCACAAGCACGTTGCCCCAAACAACAACAACAACTTCAACCACAACCACGACTTCATCTACAACAACCCTTCCACAAGAAACGACCACAACGACTTCAACAACTCTTGCAACAACAACCACGCAAACGACAACAACAACGTCAACGACGACCATCCCAATTCAAACAACGACCACAACTTCTGCACCATACACTCCCCCTCAGACAACGATTGCTATTCCCACCATCGAGATTCAACCCGTAACCACCATAACCGTACCCGAAACCATAGTTGTCTTACCCGAAACCACAGCACCACAAACATTTATAACCGAACCAGACGAAGTGATTTTACCTGACACAACCGAACCGGAAACATTTATAACCGATCCTGACGGTCCTGTAGAAGAACCTGTTGTGCCTGTTCAGACAACCATTCTTGAGACATTTTTTCCCGACTACGAAGATGGGCCTGTTCTTGACGAAACAGAACAGCCAATAGACACAATAGAGCTGCCGGAATATATATCAGAAACAACACTATTAGAAGCACAGGATTCATCACCCATCACCCTACCCGAACTTGTAACCGACGAACAAGTAGCAGAAGTATTAGAAGAAGTCATCGAAGATGAACCCGTCACCGACAAACAAGTAGAACAAATCCTAGAAACCCTCACCGAAGCCGCACCTGAACAAATTGTTGAAGCCATCACCCAAGTCCTAGCCGCAGACATCACCTCAGACCAAGCCACCGAAATAGCGTCAAGCCCAGAAGTCCTAGCCGCCATCACCGAAACTCAGGCTGAAGAACTCTTTGAACAAATCGTCGTAGAAGAACTATCCGACACCCAACTAGAAGCCTTCACCGAAGCCATCCAAGAAGCCCCAACAGAAATCAAAGAAGCGTTCGAAAAAACTATTGACATCTTCAGTTCACAATTCGAAAACTATGTACCGACAGGCTCAAACATCCCCGTCGGTGAACGCCGAACCCTAGTCGCTGTAGGTGCGCTCATCGCAGCAATACCACCTACTAGGATCAGAAGATAATGAAACACATCATCAACTACGTGAGGGATAACACTTGGACCTGGGTAGGTACCGGCATGGTTCTAATCACCTTGTCAGGGCCTACGTTACGCCAAGCTTTACTCCTTACAGGTATCGGCATAGTGCTACACTCGTTGATATCCCTAACACAAAAGGACCCAGAATGAACTCCATGATTGCCAAAACTTTAGACCTCACACAACGCCTCGTATCGCTGTTCATCGCATCAGCCCTACCTATCATCACAGGTGGCGCAATCCTCGGAGTCGACGTAGTTAAATCCGCTGGTGTCGCAGGCCTGACAGCCTTGTTCGGTGTTGTACAGAAACTTGCCGCCGCATCAGTAGACGGCGAACTCACATCAGAAGAAATCTCGGCAGCGTTCGGCACCAAAGCCAAAAAGAAGTAATGAAAAAGAAACCAGTTTGGGAAACAAAAAACCCAAAGAAAAAATCTACACCACTCAGCAAAAATCAAAAGGCTTCAGCGAAAGCGTCAGCGAAGAAAGCTGGTCGCCCATACCCGAACCTTGTTGACAACATGAACGCGGCTAAGAAAAAGAAGTAATGCCTAAAACTGCGGCATGGCAACGCAAAGAAGGCAAAGACCCCACCGGTGGGTTGAACGCTAAAGGTCGAGCCTCTTACAAAGGTGGCACCCTCAAACCACCTGTGTCTGCTGCACAAGCGAAACGATCACCTAAAGCTGCGGCTCGACGCAAATCGTTCTGTGCAAGAATGGGTGGTATGCCAGGCCCTATGAAAGACTCTAAAGGTAGACCGACACGTAAAGCGTTGGCGTTACGAAAGTGGGATTGCTGATGCCAAAAAAAGTTGCGTGGGATTACATTGTCCCTATCGTTATGCCAGCCGACCTGAAAGGTGTTGAGCCAGGGAAACTACCTGAGAACTTGTTACGCCCAATCAAAGGTGGCGGCAAACTGCATTGGCGGGCCGCTGACGCATGGAACGCTATGGTCACGAAAGCCACATTGGATGGTGTGCTTCTTAAACCGACTAGTTCCGGCGACCTGTATCGCACATACGAGTCACAGAAGGCAGGGTTTCTGCAACGGTACCGGCTTGATCCGATTCCTGGTGCGTCAACGAAAACGTTTGAAGGTAAAACTTGGTATCTACGAAAAGGTATGGCGATGCTCGCCACTCCTGGGAAGTCGAACCATAATCTCGGTTTGGCTGTTGATGTTCATTCCGCTGGCGAACCGGCACGAATCAAATGGTTGATAGCGAACGTCAAAGACTTCGGATTTTCTTGGGAAGTTGTACCGAGCGAACCGTGGCATTTGCGACTAGTCACCGGTGATAGCCCTACCCCTGCTGTACAAGCATGGGTTGATACGCACAAGGCCGTATGACATGGATGGCGGTTGGGCGTTAATTCTTTCGGCTGTAGTAACAGCAGTCGGTGGAGTGATCGTCACAATAATTAGTGTGTTCCGCAAAGAAAACAAGTCAGATCATGCTGTTGTCACAGGAATGTTGCAACATATTTACCGTAGTGTGAGCCGTGTTGAAACAAAAGTAGATAAGGTTGACAGCCGACTGACAAAACATCTAGTGTCACACGGAGAAGAAGGACTTGACAATGGGCGAAAAGTTGACCACACTAGAGTTACGGCGGATAAGAAAGTATCTAAGTAAGGTATATCCAGGGGTCGCTGAACAAGACGACCTGTGGGATGTTATTTCTAAACTAGACAAACTCATTATCGAAGGGGCCAAACATGACAAACAAAACAAAGCCAACAGCCGGAAGTGAAGTTCTTTTAGAAGCACACACCCTTGTTAACGGTGCTAGACAAAACGATTACGGTCATCCAGCTGACGACTACCGTAAAGTGTCAGACATTTTTTATACACTCACCGGCATCGAGTTAGAAGTATCTGAAGCAATCCTGTTTATGGTGTCAGTCAAACTGGCTCGCCTTCGCACGAACCTTGAACACGACATCATTCATCACGACAGTCTTGTGGATGCGCTCGGCTATCTCGCCTGCTTAAACATGGCGGCAGAATAGTGGGTGCTTTCTACGATGAGTTGAAGTCGGCGCACATAGAGAACGACAGCCTGTACAAGTTACGTAAAGCTTTAGGTGAAGAAGATTTCAAGGATCTAGTTAAAGCAATGAAAGACTCGTCAATTAGTGGTCGGGCTATTCATGCTGCGTTGGTTAAACGTGGCATCAACGTCATCGGGTTAAGCACATTTAATGCTTTACGAAAGACGTTCAATGAAAATATCTGACGAAGCGAACTACGAACAGCAGATCATAGACCTGCGTACCGCTTTACGCAAAGCACAGTTAGCTGAAGCGAAAGCAAAACTGAAGACAGCAGACTATGTGGAAGCCGTGTTCGAAGCGGCACGTCTGTCTTTGTTGGCGACACCACGCCCAACAGTTATCCCACCGGTGAAAGATAAACGCAAAATCAAACCTGAGGTTGCCCTCGTACATTTGACCGACTGGCAGGCAGGTAAACAAACCATCTCGTACGACATCTCTGTACTAGAAACCCGTATCGCTGACATGATTCGCAAAGTAATACAACTCACCGACATTCAACGCGCCCACCATCCTGTCAAAGAATGTGTAGTCATGTTGGGTGGCGACATGGTGGAAGGCGTAGGCATATTCCCAGGCCAACAGTTCGAGATCGGTGCGCACCTGTACGAACAGATGTTTGCTGTCGTGCGCATCATCGAGTCATCTATCCGTACCCTTGCCACAAACTTTGAGTCAGTCAAAGTGGTGTGCGAGTTCGGTAATCATGGTCGGCTTGGGCGCAAAGGCGACATGCCTGCCGGTGACAACATTGATCGCATCGCCTACCAGATTGCGTCAAACAACTGTGCCGACATCAAGCACGTCAAATGGCAGATGTCTGATGACTGGTACCAAATTTTTGCTATCGGCAACTACAATGTGCTGTTGGTTCACGGCGACGAAATAGGGGCGTTCGGCTCTATTCTGCGCAAGGTTTCGGCATGGTCTACCGGTGTCGTAGAATCATTCCATGACTGTTACATGGGGCATTTCCATACACCTACCGCGCTCACGATGGCGAACGGTGGCCGTGTGTTCGTAACAGGTTCACCTGAGTCGCACAACGAGTATGCCCGCACGTTCATCGCTGCTGTCGGTAAGCCAAGCCAACGCCTGCATTTCGTTGATCCGATAAAAGGTCGTGTCACTTCAGAGTATGTGTGCTGGCTATGAAACTTTGCTGCCAACATTGTGACGCAATCATCGAGCATGATGAGACAAAAGTGGCTTCTTGTCTCTGCGATCCTGATGCCCCAACTTGGGTGGCGATAAGCCGTGATGGTCGCATCATGTCCATGTCTCACGCCAGTTACGAATATCTCCCAAAGGAAAACTAATGTCTTGCCCGTGGTCGCTTGTGTCAGTTCATTGGATAGACGCATACGATTCCGATAACGGTTGGATTGAGATAGAAACCTACAAACCTGAAGCCTGCCATGTTGTGTCGGTAGGTTTCCTGTGGCCTGACTGCCTGCCAGGGTACATTTCGATCACCGGTTCATATATGCCTGATGAGGTACCGAACCTTAAAACTATAGGGATGGTCACACATATCCCTGTGTCTATGGTGCAGAACGTAAAAGTTTTGGATCAAGCAAAAATTGATTTGACTTTGCAACACCCTGCCCGTATGCTTTAAGTAAACCAAACAAAGGGGAGTTATGAAAAAGAACTGGTACACAAGACCGAAACCTGAACACGGCACAACCGAATGGTTGAAAGCCCGATGGAAAAACGGGTTAGGTGAACCACAAATCACCGCATCAGTAGCAGCTGTCGTTCACGGGGCGCACCCGTTCAAAACTGCGGCAGACCTGGCAACAGAACTGTTAGCTGCGCAACCACCGCAACCTGAAGCACCGAACGCCGCTATGGACAGAGGCAACCGGCTTGAACCGACACTCATCAAATGGGCGGCAGACAAACTGAACAAAGTTCTGTACACACCAGATGTGCTGTACTGCTACGAAGAAGACGGCGTACGACTCATGGCAACACTCGACGCGTTGAGCATGGATGAACCTGACTCACGCCAAGTGATCGAGGTTAAGACCACTAAGAAACGTTGGACTGGCAAACTGCCTGACTACTGGTATTGGCAGGGTGTACAGCAGGCGATCTGTGCGAACGTGTTTAGTGTTGATTGGGCAATCTTTGACTCAGACCTTGACCTGCATCATCATGTGCAGAAGGTTTCTTCGGATGAGAAACAGTTACACATTGATGCTTGCCGAAAGTTTTTGGCAGCGATTGATTTAGGGATGTTGCCTGACGGTGCAGAGTACGAGTACCGTCACATGTCAACCCAGTATCCGCAAGGCCAAGACACGACAGTTGATTTACCGGCAAACATTAAAGAACATTTTGAGTATCTGAAAAAGATTAAAACACAGATGAAAGAACTGGAAGATCACGAAGATAAATTGAAAGCAGAAATTTGTGCGATCATGGGAGAAGCAGAGTACGCCACGTTGGGAAACAAGTTGGCTTGCACTTGGAAAACTTCGACACGCACATCGTTAGATCAAAAGAAACTAGAACAAGAACACCCTGCGTTAGTAGAGAAGTATAAGAAAACATCAACCATTCGCACATTCCGTGTGACAACCAAAGGAGAATAACAATGGAACTAAAAGAAATCATCAGCGCATACGGGGTACCTGACCCGTCAATCGTAGGCAAACTACCGCGAGGCGGCATCACGCTCGACTTCGTAGGTCACGCAGAAATCAACCGAATCCTCATCGACATTGATCCAATGTGGAACTGGTCCCCTGTCGAGTTCGTGAACGGCAGACCAGCAATCACCGAAACAAACGGCATGGCAACCATGTGGGGACACCTAACTATCCTCGGCAAAACAATGTTGGGTGTCGGATCGGTACGTTCAGACAAACCTGACCTAGACAAAGAACTAGTAGGCGACTTCTTGCGTAACGCATCCATGCGTTTCGGTATCTGCCTATCACTCTGGTCCAAGTCAGAATGGGAAGAACACCCTGTTGCGGCACCGAAACCTGCCGGTGTTGTCAGCCAAGAAAACATTGACCGATTCAAAACAGCTTGCAAAGAAGCGAACCTAGATCCGAACCTGGTCGCTAAAGAAGCAGGCGTACTACTTGTCGGATTGAAAGACACAGACATGGCTAAGTTGCGTGACACGTTCAAGAAAATGAAAGACGCACCAGCACCAAAGCCGACAGACATACCGTTATCAAACTTGGAAGCCGAAGAAGCAGTCGTCGCCTTGTTTAACGCAACCCCTGTTGAAGCGGTACATTCACCGAACATTAAACCGAAAGACCTTAACACCAGGGCAACAGCAGCACAGGTTGGCAAACTTAAAGCATTGATGTTCGCTAAAGGTTTTGACACACCGGAATCCAAACTGGAATTGGCTGTCGGTTCGGTGAAGCATCCTTTACATGACTTGAACGAGATGACAAAGGGTGAGGTCTGGGAACTTATCGAAACCCTAGACCCTCAATGACCGATGAACGCAAAGGTGAATGTCAAGGCAACCGAGACAAATGCAACCTACCTGAATGTCCGAAGTTCGGGCTGCTCGGTCGCCCATCTCGTGACGGTAAGCGACGGGTCCGTGGATGTAACGATCCTGCGGCTCGGGGGAAAAGGAATCGAACTAAAGGTGATGCTAAAGCCCGACATGCCCGACGCAAGCTGGGATTATCTGCGACAGGTAACGCAGGTTCTCGGCATGAGGAACATTGGGGCGGTCTATTTCGCGTTGAAGTTAAAGCCGGTGCGCAAGTTGGCCCTATCGAGACAAGGTTTCGGTCAGCGAAACAGCAATCGGATGCTTCGAAAGCGTTGGGAGATATCAGACCGTTCGCAATGATCGCTATGCCTGAAGGTAACTCTGATGGGATAGTGTTGATGACACTCAACGAGTTCGCAGAACTGATAGCCCTTATACGGTAAGGGTTAAACCGAATCAACTAAGGTAAAGGGAGAACAAAATGGATGCACTATCACGGCTATTTGCCGTACTCACGGTAAGTTTCACAGTTGGGGGTGTCACAAGCCTCGCCGAAACACCCCCTGTGGTGGACACAGCACCGACGGTTATCGTCGCACAGAACGCAATACAGCGCGTCTGGCGTGACCCTGCCGCCAACACCAAACCCAAAGCCCTATGCCCCCAATGGTGGGATGTAGCCCTGACAGCAGGCTGGCAACCCGACCAACTCCGCACCCTAGACCAGATCATCCACCGCGAATCACGATGCCTGAAAAAAGCGCACAACACCACCCTAAACGCCGACGGGTCAACCGATCTTGGCCTAACCCAAATCAACGACAGGTCATGGTGCAAACCAACCCGCTACTATCCTGCCGGATACTTGCAAACATTAGGTTTAATCCAGTATTGTGAAGACTTATTCGATCCGCAAACAAACCTTAGATCAGCCAAAGCAATCTATGACTACGCCCAAAAAACCAACGGAAACGGGTTCACACCCTGGGGAAAGTGAAGCTATGGGAGAAATACTTACTTCATACAAACTGATGGACAAGAACACCGACTGGATGGAGAACGCCAAATGCCACACCAATGACGGCATATCGTGGTTCCCTGAGATCGGTGAAAGCCATCTTGTCGGCGCAGCAAAAAAGTTCTGCTCAAACTGTCCGGTGCGGGAACGATGCTTAAAGTTTGCGCTCGACAACGAAATCATGTACGGAGTTTGGGGTGGCAAGTCATCGTCGGATCGTCGCAGAACTTTACACAGCCGCAAATATAAGGCTAGGATGGGGTTATGACCGATACATTGGCAGCAGAGTTAGCGATGTGGGATGCCCGATGCAACGATTTGCAAAACAGTTTAGATCGTGTACGAGAAGAACGCGATGATCTAAAAACGGAAGCACGAATACTCGAAGCAGCGTTAACAGAATCTCAACGACAGCTCGCCATCTATATGCAAATGGTTGAACGAATGAGAGTAGCAATGGCCCAGGGTATCGAACTCTGATCCAAATAATTAACCCACTAAAAAACTATCTTAAAGGCGGAACATTTATGTCAGCATCATTCTACAAACTTAAAGACGACACATGGGGTGTGCGCATCAAAGAGTTCGCAGGCGAACCAAACATGGAAGTCGAAGTCACAACGAAAGCCGGTGACACAAAGACTGTGATCCTCGGCAAACGTGTCGCCAAGTTTGATGACGCAGAACTATGGTCACTCACACCAGCAGGCACCGTGAACGTCAGCAAAACAAAACCGGCACCAAAACCAGCACCAGCACCGGTGAACCTGGCCGACGAAGAACCGTTCTAACTTGCAATGAAGGGGATCAAACACGAATGGCTCTGCCCAACATGCGGCAACACCGTCACCACTTACATCAAACTGTCTGAACCACCGACATGCGCAAACAATCACCAGACACAAACCATGACTATTAAAGGCAAAACCAAATGACCTTCGACGAATGGCTACAACACGGATACAAACAAGGATGGTGCGGCCCACCAATCTGCGAAATACACGACGCACTACCAACAACAATCTTCGAAGACGAAGAACTATTCGACGGATCAGACCCCTGCATCCACATCATCAGACTCTACGAAGACCCAGAAATGAAACAAGCAGTCGAAGCAAACCATTCACCGTCAACATGGCGGGCAAACAACCTGGGGTGGGAACAATGAACACCGGCACCCAGCTACGCGATCAAGCTTTGGTAGATGTCGCCGTGAACGCCGACCCCGACTGGTGGCAACACGCCGTAAACATCGTTCGAGATGTAGCGGCAACCAGTTTTGACTTTACTACCGATGACATTTGGTGCGAACTTGAACGCCGGAGTATCGCCACGCCGCACGAACCACGCGCCATCGGCGCGGTAGTGGTCGCCGTAAAACGTTTAGGGTTAATCGCACCAACGAACCGGTATCGGCCATCGAGCAGGCCTGAGTGCCATGCTAGACCGATCAGGGTATGGCAGGCCGTATGAGTTGGCAACCGTCGTTGTTCGATGACATCACCGACCCTTTAGCCGACAACGATACGCCACTTGCCGGCTATACCGACATTGAGTTAGGCGAACTTGTTGCGTTGTGGCGGGGGCTTATCGGCGGTTAGATCGCCGTAGTTGACGCGCACCGGTAGCACCGTATCCACCGTAAAATTTGCCGTATTCCATTCCGTGGATCGGATCGCACACTCGCAAGCTGATCGACTACCCCAACCGTATGCGGCGTGTAGTTCGCGCACGAACGTTGTGCCGTGCCACTTGTATTCTCCCGCCCAATAACGCCCGTCGTGGCGTTGCGCGACCCACACGTGTCGGGGTGAACGGTAGAAACGCGATATGAGTTGCCGTCTAATAACGTGCCTGACTTAGCGGGTGCGGCGGTATGCCCGCCACGCTAAATGCGTGAACGGATAGACGCATATTGCGCGGATAAGCCAATCAAGGCCGGTGCTGTCGTTGCCGGTAAACAATGCGATCACAAATAGGATCAGGCACGTCGTTGTGAACGCGTCGGTAGTGTTCGTGCGGATCATTGTTCACTCTTAAGATTGTTTATTAAAGCTTTCATTTGGTTGTAAGTAATAACACTCTCTAAAGCACCCGCTAAATACTCCGTCGCGTTGTCGCCCCATTTATCTTTAGATAATTTGACTAAATTTTGAGCTGTATATTCGAACTCTGTTTCGGTAATCATTGGTTGATCCGTTCTATTTTTACGTCGTCGTAGCCTTGTTTAATCCATTGTTCGGCAATAATCGTCGCCGTGTAATGATCCACGTAGTAGTCGGTCATCTCGCCGCCGCCTACCCATACCGTGTATTTAGTGTCGTTTGTCATCGGCCTATCTCCCGCATATATTCTGACGGCGTTAATGCTTGCGCAAGATCAGGGGTTGTGCCGTAGCTATGAGACCATTCCGCATACGCAAGGCCGTAGCCATTACGTTCACTGTCGGTCATTGTCTCCCATACCCCGATCTCGTCGTCGCTCCATTCGGATACGTCGATGATTACTAGCCGTTTAGCGTCGCCATACGTGCCGGTATCCGTGTCGATCCATAGTGCCGGCGGGTAGTAGTCGTTCATTGTGTCTTGCGGTATGGCCGCAAGGTATTCGTTCACGTGTCTAAGCGTTGTCATTAGTTGTCTCCGCGTCTAATGTCTCAATAGCTACCCAACGGATATCGCCCCACCAATCGAGATTATCTAGTGCTTTTGTCGTAGCGGCGGCGATCTCTGCCCATTGGCCGTCGTTAATGTCGCGATTAAGGTTCATCGCAACGTGGTCGCGATCCCAATAAGCGACGATAATATCGTCGTCGGGATCGTATTCTTTTAGTTGTTCGATTAGATATTTAACTTTCATCGGTTGTCTCCCTTGTCGTTGATTAGGTTTAATAGCATTGTCTTAACCGCCATATGGGATACGACATTCCATTCGTTGCCCAATATGCCGATAGTTATGGCGTCGAGCGCGTGTAGCACCGCGTCGCGTTGCCGGATCTCCGCAAGTGATCTCATTAGTTGCCCGCCTTATTTAGTTGTTTAATCTCTTGCCTAAATAATTGTTGCGCGTAGCGTTTAGTGTGGCCGGCATATCGGCGGGCTACACGGTAGCCGTCGATGACATCGGATATTAGGTAGCTCCCGTCGCGGTTGCGAACGATAATCATTACGCCCCCTGATATGACGGATAGTTGCGGCACGGTGCCTGACGTTCGTAAAGTTTAGTCTCACCTAATTCTTTACCGTCTAGCTCATAGTGTGCGAAGAATAACGCCGCATCGCAATCACCCTCAAGGTACGCGGTAGTGCCCGTCGGTGAGATATAAGAGAACGACGATATGCCGCTAACTTGTCGCGCCATAAATTGTGGCACCGCTAACCATTCATGGCCGCAATCGGCCACCCAATATAATCGTTTAGTATTCATATCTGAACTCCCATTCAGTAGCTCTATCTTGTAGAGGTAAGTTAATAGTATCGTGTTCGTCGTGTAATGTCAATAGCCCGCCGCCGCCGGTATCGACGACGACGGGCTACCGATGGGGGGTTATTTTAGGCGCACCGGCATAAGTAATTGCCGGAGTGTGCCTAGTTCGGTAGTTGTCTCAAATTGGATCGGCTTAACGTTGCCTTGCCAATTCTTTATCACTAGCGGCATGTCGGCCTTGCCGATTAGCTTGCCGTGCGCCGTCGTGATCCGTGCGAGATAGTCGCCGTTCACGCCCGTAGGTAGCCACCCGTGAAACTCGTCGGCGGGTTGGTTAAATACCGCGTTAACGTTCGGATAGTGCGCGTCGATGACATCGCCGCCCGCCGTCGTTGTCGCCGTAGCACCCGTCGCCGTCATAACCCAACGTCGCCCGTCGCTAACTAGTTCTATCGTCGGGGTGCCGTCGCGCTTTAATGCTTTATGCGCATTAGTTATCGCCGTCAGTAGCTCCCGCCCGTTAATCATTACGGTATCGCCCGCCGTGATCGTCGCCGTCGGCGTAAAGATCGCCGCCGTGTAGCTATCCGTCGCCGTTATCTGCCCCGCCCCGATGACGATGGCGCATAACCCTTGCCGCGCCGCGTCGGTGCTTACGTGTTGAGACATCGCCCCAACGATGCGCACTAAGTCGCCTAGTGTCGCCGTCGTCGTCGATGTCGCCGTGTCTTTATCTATCATCTCATAGACTCCCATCTATTTAGTTGTGTTGTTAATCGGCGTTTAAGCCTTGCGCCCTAGACACGTCGTGAACGTGTCGCCCGCCGTTGCGGGGCTAGGGCTACCGTGTCGATCAGTACCCCCCGAACTCCCGCACCAACCCGCGCGCACGGGGCGCACTATCCGCGAACAACTCGCGACGGATCGCCGACGTTAAACACTCCCGCCACAACTCAACGGGGCTAACCGCCAACTTGCGCCACTCATCGGCGGCAACGTCGTTAATGATCTTGCGGGCACCGTCGGGGAGTGTCGTATCCGTAATGAAACACGACGGCACCCGCTCCGCCCCGTCATCATCGACGAAATAAGACAACTCGCCACCAACCGCCCGCACGTCGCCATTGACTCGCAACGTCGCCCGATGCGTCGCCCCGTTGCGATGAACGATGACATAATGGATACCCCGACAATATGCGCCCGATGAGTGGCTAGAAAACTCCGCCGTCGGGTAGCACAACTCAATAGACAACTTGTCGGAGTTGCGCAACACGCCCCGCCCCGCAACTCCCGCACCCCAACGCGCGAATAGATCGCCACTAGCCCGCGCCGATAACTCCGCGCTAAGTGTCTCCCGTGTCGCGTCTAACTCGTCTAACTTGTCGGCGTAATCTAACGCCCATTTATACTTACTCATAGTCATAGACTCCCATCTATTTATTCACGGGGCGGAATTGCCCCGCTAGTGCCTAGTTGCCCTATGACGGGCTACCCCTAACGGGCTAGGCGATCCGCTACGCGTCTAGATCAGTTGCCCGCCAAATATCGACGATGCGCCCGATCATGTCTAGACATTCGCCGTCGGTAAATAGTTCACCGTTCGCGCTTGTCATAGCCTTAACTAGATCAAGTGCCAACCCGTCTAGCCCGTCGCCGTTCTGACATTCCGCTAACTCCGCACGGATAAGCACGTCGGCATTCTGACTAGATACCATCGCTAAATCGTTCACGTTCATTTAATCACCCCCCGCCCGTCTAATTGTGCGCGACGTTGCGCAACTATCCGCGCCCTACGCCCAACACTCGCGGGGTGCCGATATTGGCAACGGCGACGCGCCCAACTCTCACCAACACGCGCCAACACGTAGACACTCGCCACCATCGACGCAACTAGCCCGCCGATGATCCCAAAATAATTAAGCGCATCGCCTAACGTCAGGATCTCATTAGACATTATTTACCCCCCGCGCCCATTCATAACTAACTAGCCGCGCGTCGTGCGGGTTCATCTCCGAATAACACGCTACTAATTCATCAATGAAACTTTCCGCATCGAAATTAGACGGGATAACGAAAACAATTCGCACCCGTTGGGTATCGATCTCTACCGCGTCGCCTAGCGTCGTGATCTCATTAGTCATCACGCCCCCCGCACACTAAACAACTTGAAACCGTTAGCCCAATCGGTGCCCATCTCATAACTAGACGGATAAGCCGACACGGAAACCCAACCATTCTCAGACACAGTGAACGCAATCTCGTAACCATCGAAACAATACGACTGATCCGAAAAATTCTCGTCGTTCTCCGCGTGTGCCAAATAGCCCCGCGCAAAACTAGACAACCGATCAAACTGATCGCTATTGACCCGCAAACTATTTAACACGGCGCGAACTTCACGCCCTGAACTCTCATCATTATTTATCATCATGGTTAGCCGACTCCCGACGGCGCATGCCACCTAGTGGCGACATGTCTAAATAGTAACACAACCACCACCCCAACCGAAACCACCCCCGCAAAATCGAAAAACCCAAACCCAACACACACAAGCCCAAAACAACCTATTTAGCAGCACTCCCCCAAAACAGCCCCGCCCTAAAGCGATATAAGCCCCGCAAACCACCCAACCCGACACAACCCCCCCCCGAAAACCAAACCCCGGGCACAACCCCAACGGCCACCAAACCCCGGGCACAACCAACACAACCCAACCACACAACTAGGCGCAGTTGCCCCGAACTTACGAACTAACGCCCGCGAACGTGTCGCAACTGCCGACGATGCCCCGATGACGTGCCGAACTTGCCACTAGTGGGGGGTAGGTGCTCCCTAACTTTACATAATGGGCTTTATGGGCGCGCTATTGGTGCGGGTTGCGAACGCGACGCGACGCACACGGGGGGCGGGTGATCGGGGGTCTGCCGAGGCGCGGGGGCCCATAGATACGTATAAGGGTGTGTCTGTGTGTGTGGTTTTGTGTTCACTTTGGGTGGTGGGCGGGAACGTTTTGGCTGAGAAAAAAACGGCAAAAAAAGAGGCATGTCGACAAAGGGTGCTGGTCATCGCTGCGAGCAAGCGAGCGTATGCGAGTGCGCTAGGTCAAACGTATGTGCGACAGGTGCTTCCCCCCACTGTTCACTCTTTGTGAGAGTTGGTAGCCGTTAGCCATTGTTTTAGCCGACACCATGTTTGAACTTGTACGTTGTTCACGCTGCTTCTCTACATGACATAGAGATCTACCCCTGTTCCCAGGTGTTGATGCCCCGCACCTTGCAAGGGGTGTACGGCCGTGAGTTGCGGTTGTGATCGTAGCAGACAGTTTTATGTTTTGTCTATTGTTCGAAGAAAATAATGTTGGCGGGTAGGGAGTCCGGAACTTTCCTTCAACCACGGTAGGGATGCTCAACGGTACCCGCCAACGTCTGTTAGTGTATCATGTTGTTATGGCTTCACGCAAACCTAAATCAAATGATAAAAAACCTGTTGATTATTCAAAGTTGTTTATTGCTGGTAAAACATCGGGACCTGTTGAATCCTTTGGTGCGCCAGGTAAGTCGTATCCGGTTCCGTCTAATGCGGTTAAAACTACTAACGTTGATTTGCGGGGTGCTGATAAAGGGGTTTTTCGTGGCGGGTCAACACCGTTAGGTACTTCTTTAGGTTTAACTAAAACAAATACTGGTGCAGTAGTTAGTGCTGCTCTTATTGCTACATCTTTGCCTGCGAGAGCAGGGTCGGTTCCTGTTATTGCGGCAGCAAAAGTAACAAATAAATTGTTGGGTCGTTATGCGGTACCTGCGGTTAGGGGTGCTGCTCAAGGTGCGTTTAGTGCTGCGACAAAAGGTTTAGAGAAAATTAGTGAAGGCGGAAGAATATATCAAGCGAACACCGTTTTTGGGCCTACTTTGGCTTCTACAAAATTTGCTTCAGTAGCACAAACAGAAGCACGTTTAACTGGTTTGGAAGCTAACGCTGCGCGTATTGCTACACAATCTGCGCGTGGCGCGTCAGCGGGCGGAGTAAACATTGTTAAAGATGTTAACAAAGCAAAAAAAGTTTTGAAAGGTGCCGCTTTACTGGGCGGCGTTTACGGCGTAAGAAAAAAATAATGGTTGCTGGCCGTTCGGGGCGGCGACAAGTACCGCCACAAGATGTGGCACGCTACTGGCAGGCACGAGCGTCAGGGATGTCTATCAAGGAAGCGGCGAAAATTGCTGCGGTGCATTACAACACGGCACAAAAATGGGATGCTAAACGGCGTGTAGCACAAGCCGACCTTGAGTTGGCACGTATCGACAAAGGAAAAGTACGTAAACAGGAAGGCGGTGTGCAAGCCGATCAATGGAAACAGGTTATGGATGTTGCCGATCTGCCACCGGTTATTCCGCATGACCGGTTATGTCCCGAGGCGCAACAAGCTTTAGTTGATTTCGACTATTTTCGTAGACGCTATCTGGGTCGTGTGCCTTCGCCGTGGCAGGTTGATGCTGCGTACAAGATTGTGGCATGGTTGGAGTCACCGGAGAAAGAGTTTGTTTGTTTGAACGTGCCGCCAGGTGCAGGCAAGTCGACGTTGTTTCATGATGTTGCGGTGTGGATGATTGTTCGTAACCGCAAGATTCGTGTGTTGATCGGTTCGGTTACACAGACGTTGGCGAAACAGTATTCGCGTCGTATCCGTGAAACCCTTGAACGCCCTTTCCCGTTAGAACCTGACGCTATTTTGGTAGAGAAAGGGTTGGCTTTGAACGCTGAAGCCTGTCTATCTATTGACTACGGCAGGTTTAAGCCGCAGTCGTCTGGTGCTTTGTGGCGGGCAGAAGAATTTGTGGTTGAACAAGAATCGTTGGGCGGGTTGGATAACAAAGAGCCGACAGTTTCGGCGTACGGTATTGACTCAGAGTTCATCGGACATCGCGCCGACCTATGTTTGTTTGACGACGTTGCATCCTCGGAGAACTCTAAGGAATCAGTTGCGCGAGACAAACTGTTGGAACGGTGGGATACGATGGCCGAAGCACGATGCGACCCAGGTGGCTTGCTGGCCGTGATAGGGCAACGTTTGGGTTCCGGTGATCTGTACGCACATTGTCTCTCTAAAATCACTTACGAAGATTTCGAGGACAACTACGACGGTTCCGATGTCACCGACCAAACCACTAGTGTCGAGCCTGAAAAAAAATCCAAATATCATCATCTTGTCTACAAGGCATACTACGACGAGCTGGACACCGGTAAAGAATCTAGACGGGTGAACGCCCCAGCATGGCCTGACGGACCTCTGTTGGACCCGTACCGTTTGTCGTGGAAAGATTTATCGTACATCCGATACAGTACCCCACAAAAATTTGATGTCGTCTATCAGCAACAAGACTTGGCGCAAGGCACATATCTGATTGAACGGGTGTGGGCTACCGGTGGCATGGGGCCTGACGGTGTGGTGTACCCAGGGTGCATCGACCAGGAACGCAGACCAGGGTACATTCCGCAAGATTTACGGCCCCCGATCATTTCGATTGCTTCCGTTGATCCGTCGCCAACAATGTTTTGGGCTATCCAATGGTGGCTGTACCAGCCTGAAACGAACCTCAGGTACTTGGTTGATGTTGAGCGTTGCAAACTTACAGCCGAAGAACTGTTGGGTTACGACACTTCTACCCGCACCTATTCAGGGATTATGGAAGAATGGCAGAACAGGTCTTTTGACATGGGGTATCCGATCTCTCATTGGATAGTTGAAGTGAACGCTGCGCAACGCTTCCTGTTGGCACACGACTTTGTGCGCAAATGGCAGTCGTTACAAGGAGTGAACGTCGTACCGCACACCACGAGCCGAAACAAACTAGATGAAAACTTGGGTGTTGAAGCTTTACTGCCCCCGTTGTGGCGTACCGGTCAGGTCAGGTTGCCGTCTATGCGAGAGAACTGGAAAACGTTGGCGTTCGTTGAGGAGATGTGCAGTTGGACTCGAAACAAAAAAAACGGTACCGACCTTGTGATGGCGCATTGGTTCGCAGAGTTACATGTTCCACAGTTACGCCCGTCTGTAGCCCCGCCGCGCATGTGGCGGCCTTCATGGTTCGTGGCGTGATACTATAACGGATACTTTGGATTATATTGGAGATGTGTGCGTACAGTTGAAGAAATAGTCGAACTCTACAATCAGAGGCGTACAGCGGCAGGACCCGTACACAACCAGATGCGGCGCGTACGCGAACTAGCAAACGGTGACGTAATCGTACCACTAAACGAATTAGACAAAAACGCTAAAGCCTCAGTAGCAAACCTACTAGTACAAGGCTTAGATCAAATGTCCATGCGTGTATCCAGCACCATGCCAACACCATACTTCCCACCAATCAAAGAAGGATCAGAACGAGCAAAATCTTCTGCACGTCAACGACGCAAAGCAATGCTATCCATTTGGGATGAAAACAAAATGCAAATGAAACTACGTCGACGCGCCCGACACCTACTCGGCTACTCACAATCGGCTGTAGTTCTTAAACCAAACTTCCGCACACTCACACCAACATGGACTGTACGCAACCCGTTAGACACATTCGCTGCACCAGTAGACGACCCAGACAACATGCTGCCAGACGACTGCATATTCACCTTCCGTGCCTCAGCATCATACCTTCTCGCCAACTACGGGCAAGAACTATCAGACAAACTACGCATGGGCAGAGTTGATTCGGACAGCCGATACACCATGCTTGAATACGTTGACGCAGACTCGTTACAGTTAATTGTTCTCGGTGCAGAAGATAACCCGTCACTTAACATTGCTGAACGCGCAGGACTAAACGCTTTAGGTTTAGAAAACATCCCGAACCGCACCGGTATGCCGTTAGCTGTCGTAGCGAACAGAATCACACTTGACAAACCTCGTGGACAATTTGATGGCGTTATGGGAATGTATTACACTCGCGCTCGCCTACAAGCGTTAACAGAGATCGCTATTGAGCGCGGTATTTTTCCTGAAGAATATCTTGTTGCTCGTGTCGGTGAGAACCCTGAGATACTCCAGTTAGCTGACGGCAAAAATGGTGTACTCGGTGTTGTCAAAGGTGGAGACATTCAACAGTTGCAACTCAACCCAGGCTACAAAACCGATACAGCGTTAGACCGTCTTGAACGACAAGAACGACTAGAGGGTGCTATCCCCGCAGAGTTTGGTGGCGAGTCAGGATCAAACATCCGTACTGGTCGACGCGGAGACTCCGTACTGTCAGCAACAGTTGACTACCGTGTACAAGAAGCACAATCAACATTTGAAGCATCATTGTTTGAAGAAGATAAAGTTGCTATCGCAATTGAGAAAGCTTATTGGGGTGACGTAACAAAAACGTTTTTCATTCCGTCACGATCATCAGTCGGACAAGAAAGCTATGTAGCGAACAAAATTTGGGAAACCGACTTTCACTATGTCGCATACTCGGCAGCAGGCTCAGACGTAAACAGTCTTATCATCGGATTAGGTCAACGACTTGGCACAGGGCTAATGTCAAAAGAATCGGCACGAGAAGCCGACCCACTAATTACAGACCCAGAACTAGAACATGACCGCATCGTTGCCGAAGGTGTCGAATCGGCGTTACTGTCATCCATCCAACAACAGGCAGTAAACCCGCAAGGCCCATACCAGCCAGACGACCTCGCCTACCTGACATCGCTCGTACTAGAAAAAGACGTAACACTTTACGAAGCAGTCAAACGAACAGACCAACGCGCACGTGACCGTCAGGCCGCAGCAATGCCACAAGGCGCACCAGAAACAATGCCAGGACTCGCAATGCCAGGCATGGGCGCAGAAGCACCAGTACAAGGACCACAGGGCGCACCACCATTGGAAGCACTATTAGCACAACTAGGGGCATAAATGGCTGAACAACTCCCAATCTCTACGGCAACAAACCAACAGTACGGTCAACGTTTAGCGCAACAACGCGCACAAGAAGCCGTACCGATGGCGCAATCCCCGACAACAGTTCCGTCACCTGTACAACAACGACCACGAACAGCACCAGGAACATTGACACCGTTAACAGCACCAACAGCACGACCTAACGAACCGATCACAGCGGGCGCAAACTTTGGGCCAGGAGTTGATGCGATGGGTGCAGGCATCATGCCAGTAATTGAACCAGCAGACGACGTGTTAAACAAACTTGTTTATTTGAACACGATGTACCCGAATCCAGATTTACAAAATTTGATAAATGCGCTGCGTGACGGCGGGCAGTAATGCCCACGCCGTTATCGTTAAAAGAACAAGAGATTCTTTACAAGCAACTTGTTGAAGAACAAAACCGGTTAAACACTTTTGCTACCCAAGCAACACCGCAACTTGCTACACGTGTAGGCGAAATCTATCGCAACAACCCGCAACTACCAGCGGGTGCTGTTTTGTCATCAGCGCAAGCAGGTTTGCCTGACGAACAACTTAAAGATATTGCTGGCGCAACGGCACTAAAACTTAATCAACAACCAGATGCGTTAAAACCTAAAAAAAGTTGGTTTCAAAGAAACATTTACGACAAACTTAAAACAACTACTCGATACACGTTTGCGGCTTTGGATTTGCCTATCCAAACTTTGCAAGGTGCAGCAGCACAAGTATTTTCTGACAACCCTGACGGCATTGATGGATGGTTTATTTCAACCGATCTTGGCAGTCTTATCAAAAACGATGAGCAAGCCGGTGATGGTTTCTTTTTAGGTGGTGAAGCAAAACAGTTTCAAACTAAACGAGTCCAAAATTATCGAGGTACAACTACTGGTGGTCATGCTTGGACTGTTGGCCGTGGTTTGGCTGGCACAGTTTTAACCGAGGGTTCTCGCGCATACAACTTGATGTCAGGTTTTGTTGATGGGGCTTTAACGATTGCCGTACCTGTTGCCCCTGGTTTCAAACAAGCTGCTGGTCTTGTAAAAGTTGCGGCTGAAGCGGGAGAAGCTGGCGATGTTCTAAAAGGGATTGACAGAGGTTTGGACATCATACGTGGCAAAGGCACCGTCATTAAAACGTCTGAAATGACTAGTGAAGAATTACGGGCCGCACGTGTAGCGGCGGGTCTTGTAGGTCAAACAGTAGATGCTGCTACAGCAAACAAATTTTTAGGATCAGATAAAGGTTTGCGTCTTATTAACAGACTTGTAGAAGCCGACACCGCTGATGCTGTGCGCAAACTTATTGGCGACAAAGTTTACCCTGACACGGTTCAACGGTTACGCAACGCTGTTTCTACAGCTGAAGTAGAAGAAGTTTTAGTTGACATTTTAGGTAAACCTAAATTGGGTGTTACTCGTACTGTGATGCCTGGAACGAAGTTAATTGGTTTATCAAATGCTCGACGTGTAAAAGTTATAGATAATTTAGTTGGTTCGTTTGAAAGTACTAAATTTGGAAACAAAGCAGGGCGTTTAACCGCTCGCGCTTTTGAGTTGCGGCCACAAGGCACAGTCATTGATTTTGGTTCAGAAAACCCTCGTGATGTTGGGCGCACAATAAACGACATTGATCGTTGGATGAAAGTTTCGTTAACCGATCAAAATGTTCGTGTTCGTTTTTTGGATCGTGCGCTTAATGCGATGGCTGGGCCTAGTGCTACACCTACGGCTCGCAAAGCAATTTACGATGAGTTTAATGATTTAATTGTTCAATCATGGATAGATAATGGTGTTGACCCTGATGTTGCTAGTGCTGTAAGAAATTCGTTTAGAGGTTATGTTGAAAAATCTCGAAAATATGGGGCAAGTGTTGATGGTCAACTTGATGATGGAAATATGTTTATGGGTGTCGCTCAACAAAACGGGCAAATAGCCAACGCTGTTTTTGGTGGCCCAACACTTGTGTCAGAATTAGCAAATCTTTCTATGGAGATGCCTGATGTTCGACAGGTACGGGCTTTGACTGGTCGCTATAACAAGATTTGGCGCAAAAATCCTAAAGGCGAATATGTTGACGGTAACGTTGCTCGGTTGGCTGAAGCAGGCAAATTGCGTTTGCCTTTTGCGGCAGTAGTTGGTTTTCAAGAAGATTTTTTTAAGAAAATTATTTTGGCTACAGGTGGCTATACGGTTCGTAACCTTGCTGAAGGACAGATCAGTTTGGCTTTGTCACAAAAACCTGTTACCAGTATTTTGCGTCATCCGCTTCAACATTTACAATGGTCAGCGCATCGTTCGCTTGGTAGCAAAATTGGGCGTAAAGGTATCGGGGATATTCGGGGTGAACTTTTTGATGAAGCCATCAAAGGTATGGAAGATTACCGAAAAGCAACAGGCGTTGCTGTAACAGGTCACTATAGTGATCCGTCTTATCCAACCAAAATGTCTAGAAGGTCAGGCACTTTTGAAGATGTTAAACGGTATGAAGCCCCTGAATCTAAAGTTGTTGAAGCACACGGCGATCAAATTGGTTTATTAAACGCTGATCCTTTGGTGCGCAGGCTTGCTTTGGGCGACACCGACGACCAACTAATTAACTATATCCGAACCGATCCTGATGGCCAAAAATGGTTTCGTGACCAACAGGACTATCACGTTAATGGTAGAAGTGTTTGGGATCGTGATGCGAATAATGGGCGTGGCGGTTGGTCCGGCAAAGTATCGATTGACTTAAATGACGACCACAATTTGCGTTTATTGCTAGACAATTATCGCGCACGTTTTAACGTGAACGTCGGCGGCCATGACAGTTTGCGTATCGCTGTTTCAACTGGTTTGTTACCACCACAAACAATTAGTGCTAGAACGTTCGGTTGGGATTCTTCTTTCCGTGGAACCGTACAAGAAATACCTGTTAACCCTTCAAGAAAAAACAGTCGTATAATCACGGTTCGTGTTGACGCAAACGACGAAAACATTGTTAGACCGTTTGCTTTCAAAGATGGCGAATCAACAAAAGAATTACAAAACTTGTTGGCTCGAACAGATATTTACAACGATCCAAACATCGCACAAGTTATGGCACACGAAGTCCGTGTATCTGCCGATCTCGGCAAACGTGGTTTCAAAGAAAACTGGGATAACACAATGGACAGATTTTTTGGGTTCATGTCTCGCAAACCGACAGCGTACATTGAACGCGCACCAGCGTTTAAGCAACGTTATTACTCTTGGGCTGTTGACGAACTAGCTACATCGCTTTCACCGGCTGATCTTGATACTTTGATTGCGAATGTTACCCGCAAAGCCGCTGATGCTGGAATCAGCCCATCCGATTATGTTGGTGATAGTGCAGATTTCGGTGACATGGTTTCAAGATTGTTTAGACCATCACGACCAGTTGTGGGTGACAGGTGGCAAAAGTTGCTTGATTTACAAGCAAACCCGTCACGACTTAAAAGCACATTGTCTTTAGATGATGTTGACGAATTTGCTAAAGGTGCAGCATTGGATGATTTGTCCAAAATGTTGTACGACTCATCTGAACGAAACAACCTCATTGATGTTGCCCGTATCGTTATTCCGTTCGGTCAAGCACAAGCAGAGTTCTTTCGACGCATCAGCCGTATTTACACGGTAGAAACAGGTGGCATACCATTACCAAACCTTAACGCTTTGCGCAAAACACAACTCATTGTTGATCGAGGACAAGAAGCCGACCCTGATGGCGACGGGCGCGGGTTCTTTTACACCGACCCACAAACAGGTGAATGGTCATTTGATTACCCGTTTTCGCAAGGGTTCACCCATCTAGCAACCAGCATTATCGGTGGCGGCCCAGGTGTTAAATCAACTTTGCAAGCACCGGTTAAAGGTGTGTTAATGGGTTTGGATGTTAAACCAGGTTTAGGGCCAGTAGCACAAATTAGTGCTTCAGCACTATTGAAAGATATTCCTCAAACAGATTTCATTAAATCAATTATTTTGCCTTACGGCGAAATAGATGTAAAAGGCGAAGGCGGCACATTCCAAGCATTGTTAAACACGGCTATGCCTGCATGGTTCAAAAAAGTTGAACAAGGTTTCTTTTCTTCGCCTGAATCAGCTGACACATTCGGTAACACTTTCATGGAAACATATCAAGCGTTAGCGACAACAACCAAATACGATTTAACAACCGACGATGGGCGCGACCAACTGTACGAGGACACCATCAACAAAGCAAGGTTCTTAACTGTTTTGCGGGGCATTGGACAGTTTTTAGGGCCTTCTCGACCAACAAACAAATTTACTGTGGAAACCAAACAAGGAGATGTTGCGGTAAACCTTTTGTCAATGGAGTTGCGCAAACTGCAACTAGAAGATTATGACAGCGCAATCCCACGATTCTTGGACACTTACGGCGAAGACGTGTTCGTATATTTGTCGGGCAAAACTAAAGCCGTTTATGGTGGTTTGCAAGCAAGCAAACAGTTCGGTGACTTTGAACGCGCCAATCCAGCATTGTTCCGCAAATACTCTGGGGTGGCAGGGTTCTTTGTCGAGGGTGGCACCGATCTTGACTGGCAGGTTTACAGTCGCCAGTTAGAAAAAGGCCAACGTGAACGGCTCACCCCACAAGAAACTTTGGAAGCAGCACAAAAATATGCGGCGTACAGCCAATACCGTCAAGTACAAGATTTGGTTGGCCCGTATCCGAACGCTGAACAGAAACAGTATTTGCGTGATTTCCGTGAGTATTTGGGTGAAATGTACCCAGGTTTCACTACCGGCACATTTGACCCGAACAAATTAAAAACCCAAATCGATGAACTGACTAGGGCTGTTAACGATCCAAGTCTTGCCGACAATGACATCGCTGAAGCGGCTCGACAGTATTTGCAAACCCGTGAAGCCGTATTGGTTGAGGCTACTAACCGTGGTTTGAGTGGCATTGACCGTAGCAAGAACGCCGCAGATTTGCGTGGATATCTAAGAGAGTATGCTGTTACTTTGAAAGAACAATATCCTAATTTCGCTAGAATGTATGACCGGTTACTTTTACAAGAGGTTGATGAATAATGGCTGAAGATACTAAACCAGTTAACCCCGCAGAAGGGGTACTTGGTGCTATTCCTGGCGGTGGTGTATCTGTTTCGTTTACTACAGGGTTGCCTGCTGACTATGTTTCCCCGACAGGACAACTTCCGTATTTGCAAAAAGACCCTAAAACGGGCAAGATTACTTCACGTTTTTACGACATACGAAACGACCCACGGGTACTTCTAAACAACCTTAATGAAACAGAACGCAAAAAAATACTTACAGGTTTAGCAACCAAAATTTCTGGTTATGACCCAGGTACAGGTTTTGAAGATAAAGACTATGCAGCTTTCGGTGATCTTTTAACTTACGCCAACCTTGCAGGCAAACCATATTTTCAGGCTTACAACGAGTTTATGCAACGTGTACCGAACAGTAGTTATGCGAAGAAGGCCCCGTCTATTCGTGTCACTTCACCGGATGATGTGAAAACTTTGGTTCGAAGATCATCAAGGGAACTGTTGGGCTATGAGATTGATGAGATGACTGCGAACAGGATTGCTGGCGGGTTTAGGCAAATGGAAATTGCTGAGGGCCAACGTCAGGCTGCTGGTGGTGTGTATGAGGCGGCGACTGATCCTTCGGTGTTTGCCGAGCAGAAGATTCTTCAACAGTTTCAACCTGAGGCACAGAGTTTTGCTGCCGGCAATTTGGCTGCAATAATGGATGCCCGTATTAAGGCTTTGGGGGCGTAATGGCTATTGCAGACGATATTAAAAAACTTCAAGAATTTGTTGATAGTGGCGGTCAAAGGTTTGTTTACGAAGGTGTGACTTACAATTTAGAAGATGCCAAAACGCTACTTGGTGAACTTAAAGAAAAACAAAAACCAGAAGTTACGGCAGGTAAAGAAAAAACTGCAAAAATTGAAGAAGCACAACAAGCTGTTAAAAGACTACAAGATGAACTTGAATTAAAATTAAACGTTTTTAGTAAGCCTGAAGAATATGTTACTAAAGTTTCAGTAGAAGAAATACGCAAAGCACAAAGCAATTTGCAATTTGCAAATGAAAGTCTTACTCGTTTAACAAGCCAAACTGATAAGGCTTTAATTTCCCGCAACTTGGTTCTTAATACTCGTGCCGAGGATGCCCGTTTGAAAGCGGCAAATGCGGAAGCCAAAAAATCTGGGCAACAAATAGTTGAGCCAACCAAAACGGAAACCTTACCAACTGCGTCAACGGGGGGCGGCACAGATGGGGCAAAGGTTTTAAAAAGAGCAGTTGATGCGAAACTTGTTGAACTTAATTTGCCTGATACACCGGAGAACCGTAAGGTTGCTCGACAGGCAGTAAAGACTGATAAAACTGCTGCGCTTGGTGCCGAGGATAAATCGTGGGAGCCGTTATTTAAAGAGAACTATCCGCAATACAGTTGGATGTTTACCGATCTTGACCGCACTAAATATGCGGATGTGTTTACTTTGTTCTCTAAAGCGATTGACCCAAAAACCGGTAAACAGATAATGACTGATGAAGAATTTGATCGAAGATACATTGGTACTTCGTTTTACCGTGGGCTTGAAAGTAGTAAAAAGGGTCGAGAGTTGTCAACTGCTATCGGTAACTTTACTTGGGGTTCAGGTAATTTGGCGAAGTTTTTGACGAAGGCTATCCAGTTTGGGTATGAGGGCGACAACCTGAAACAGCAGGCTTACGCTGAACTGTTCAACAAAGTCGACGGCAAATATGTTAACGATCTAGCAGTCAACGAGGTTCGTGCTTCTACACCGTATTTGGCTTTGAAAGATATTGGTAAACAATACTTTTTTGATTTTGCTGATTCGCAGGTTGAACAGGTTTTGGCTGGTACGCCGAACGCTGATGGTGTGGCTGTTTCTCGTGATGATTTGATTCGTAAAGCTCGTCTTGCTGCGAAAGCAACGTATGGGCATTTGTCGGAACAGATTGATGCAGGTTTGACGTTAGAGGATTTGTCTGCTTCGTATAAGGAGAAGGCTGCGAAACTTTTGGAGTTGGACCCGAACACGATCAATTTTGCTACAGATTTTAGTGATGCTTTGAATTATCGTAAGGATGGGCAGCCTCGTGTGTTGTCGATGTCTGAGTGGGAGACTGAGTTGCGTACTAACGATAAGTATAAGTATTCGTTTACTAAGCAAGCTAATCAGGATGCTACGAGTATCGGGTTGGCTATTGCTCGTGCGTTCGGAAAGGTTCAATAATGTCTGATATCGGTAGTTTTACTTTCCCTGATCTTGGTATTGAACCGCTTACACCGGAACAGTTGGCGGCTGTTGACCCTGCACAGTTGGCAGCGGTTGAAACAGCGTTAAACATTCCTGGCGCAGAACGAGTAACCCAACCTGCACTACGGCAACAACAAGAAGAAACGGTGACAGAAAGCGAAGCTGAACGTATTGCCCGTTTGGATCGTGAGTCTGCTGAACGTATTGCTAGGCTTAATCGTGAATCTGCTGCGCTTGACCGTGACTCAAGACGGTTTACACCGTCACAAGACGCAAAGAACACCATCAAATCTGTATTGGCGACCTATGGATTAGGCGATCTTTCAGACTATTTGTACGGTGTTTATGCGCGACAAGAAGTAGATATCAATAACCCTGACGCACTTGTTTTTGCTATTCGTGAACAAGATGCATACAAGAAACGGTTTGCTGCGAACGCCGCACGAGCTAAAAAAGGTTTAGCCGAACTAGATCCGTCATCCTATTTGCAACTAGAAAACAGTTACCGTCAACTCCTGCAATCGAACGGTTTACCGCCAGGTTTCTACGATCAGACAGAAGATTTTACTGCACTACTTGAAGGCGACGTATCGCCACAAGAACTACAGACACGTGTACAAGAAGGTTTCAGAGCTGTACAGGATGCTGACCCTGAAGTTAAACGGCAGATGCAAGAACTGTACGGTGTCAGCGAAGCAGGGTTGGCGGCCTACTTTTTGGACCCGACTAAGGCTGCACCGATTTTGACCCGTCAGGCTGAGGCTGCGAAGATTGCGGCACGAGCCAAAGAGCAAGGCAACATCCAGTTGCAGTTCGCTACCGCTGAGGAGATCGCGGCACGTGGGATTACAGCACAAGAAGCCCAAGCAGGGTTCACGGCTTTAGGTTTGCAAGAAGGTTTGTACACCGAAATGATGGGCGAACAGGCTTTGACCCAGCAACAAAAGGTTGGTGCCGCACTTGGCTACGATGTTGAAGCGCAACGTCAACTCGCTGAACGCAGAGGAACCCGCAAAGCGGCGTTCCAGGGTGGCGGCGGGTTTACTAAAACTACTGGCCAAACATCAGGTACCGTACAAACCGGTCTTGGTGTAGCCGAATAATTCGTATACTTGACAACCACCCTTAGTGGTCATATACTCACATCTATCCCATTAGGGATAACCGTCGGACCCCCCGATTTCGACGTGTAACACACGGGTGAGATTGCAGCCATTTTGACTCCTCTGGTCAAAGTGTGGGCAGAAGGAGTGGGTCATGTCAGATGCAAACTACGAGTTTGAAGAAGACGCTAAGGACCAGGTTGAACGGAATCCAGTACGCGCACAGCTTCGAAATCTTGAAGCTAAGAACAAAGAACTGGAAGCCAAACTGTCAGCAGCAACAGAAGCCCAACGCAAGTTGGCGTTTGTGGAAGCAGGCGTTGATATTAACGCACCTTCTTCACGCTACTTTGTTAAAGGTTACGAAGGCGAAATGACAGCAGAAGCGATCCGACAAGCCGCCCAGGAAGTGAATCTCATTGGTGCTACGCAAGTGAAACCGGAAGTTCAGGCAGAACAAAATGCTTGGAACAGGGTGTCAAAGGCAAAAAGTTTCGGTGATAATAGCGAACCTGAAGTGGATTGGAATACCAAAATCCGTAACGCCAAATCTCAAGACGAAGTTATGCAGGTATTGACTCAAGCAAGTCAGGCATCACAAAACATCTAGCCTCAAAGCAAGTCTTTGGGGAGAAAGACCTCAAAGGTCATGGCAATTACACAAGCAAGTTCACTATCAGTCGATCAGACAGCGTTTGATCAAATCGCATATTTCGCGCTTCGCGCAGAAATGCTTTTTGACGCTGCAGCAGACGTTCAACCTGTTGCACAATCAATGCCTGGTTCATCAGTTAAGTTCACGATTTTTTCGGAACTCGCTGACGCAACTTCAACACTCGCAGAAACAACCGATTTGACTCCGACAACAATGGCGGACAGTCAAGTTGAAGTTACTCTTGCAGAGTACGGCAACACAATTAACACGACAGCAAAACTTCGTGGAACTTCGTTCCTTGACGTTGATGCTGTTGCAGCCAACTTGATCGGTTACAACGCAGGATCGTCAATCGATACTGTTGTCGCTAACGTTTTGAAGGCTGCAACGAACGTGATTTACGGTGGTGGCGGTGCATCAACCCCAACATCGAACGCCACAGTTCAAGCAGAAGACATCATTGAAGCGAACGATGTTCGTATCGCTACAGCACAGTTGCGTGGTTCAAAGGCACAGTCATTCAACGGAATGTACATGGGTTTCATTCACCCAGACGTTTCGTACGATCTTCGCCGCGAAACCGGTGCAGCGTCTTGGCGTGACCCGCATAACTATGTGGATACAGCAGGAATTTACAATGGCGAAATTGGCGCATTTGAGTCAATTCGTTTCATTGAAACTCCTCGCGCACCATTGGATTTGACTGGTGGATCGGCTTCAACAGTTGACCTCTATCAGACAATCATCATGGGTCGTCAATCATTGGCGAAGGCACACTCGATCACAGACGGCAACGGAGCATATCCGAAGGTTGTGCGTGGTCCAGTAGTGGATTCGTTGATGCGTTTCAATCCGGTCGGTTGGTACTGGTTGGGTGGCTACGGAATTTTCCGTCAGGCAGCTATCCGTGTTCTCAACACATCGTCTTCACTTGGTGGCGCATAAACCCATCTAGTTGAAGTAAGTTAATAAATGAATGTAGGGCCAGGCAGTTCCCCTTCTGTCCTGGCCCTACTTTCGTATGGTGTATAGTGTCCGTGTGAGAGGTTCTTATGTCGATTTCTAATTATGCTGAAAACAAAATTTTGGAACATACCACAGGTAAAACTGCTTGGACTATTCCTACAAACGTGTATGTGAAGCTACATACTGGTGATCCTGGTGAGGCTGCAACATCTAATGCTGCTACAGAAACAACACGCAAAGAGGCTTCTTGGGCTGCGGCTTCGTCGGGTTCTATTGCTACTTCAGGAACTTTGGAATGGACTAACGTTGCGGCAACTGAAACGATTACGCATTGGTCTTTGTGGGATGCTTCGACTGCGGGTAATGCTTTGTGGACTGGTGCTTTGTCAACGTCTGCTGCTGTTACTGCTGGGGATACTTTTCAGATCACCACGCTTACGCTGTCTCTCGATTAGTCGTAGGGGGTAAACCCTATGGCGCAGGCAGCAGTTACAGGTTTCGCAGAACCGTTTTCTGATACACGCCCGTTTTATCGTGGCACTTATTTTCGTGTTGTTAGTCGTACTGCTACGGGTTCTGGTGGTGGTACTTCTGGGGTTGCTTCTGGTTCTGCTCAGATACGGTTGGGGCAGTTAACCGATTTCAGTTTCCCGTTTAGGAACGGTGGCCGTTTTTATCTTGGTGTTCGTGCGGTTCTTACTGTTACTGCTACGGCTTCGGGGTTGGGTACTGCTTCTTCTGTTGCGAATGTTTTGCGTCAACGTCAAGGAACGGGTAGTGGTGTTGGTAGTGCTACTGCGGTAGGGGTTCTTGTTGTTGTTCGTACTGCGACAGGTTCGGGTGTTGGAACTATGGATTCCACAGGTTTGCATATTGCGCCACGTACCGCCACAGGTTCAGGTGCAGGTTCGGCGACGGGTGTTGGTGCGCTTATTCCTGTCCGTACAGCAACGGGTTCGGGTGTCGGTTCGGGTACTGCTGTTGAAATTGTTGTTAGTGTCCGTACAGCGACAGGCTCGGGTGTGGGTGCTGGTACCGGTGTTTGGTTGTTGGTGTCTTTGCGTACAGCCACAGGTTCGGGTTTAGGTACACAAACTTGTGTTGGTGCAAGAATTAACAGGCGTACAGCGACAGGTTCAGGTGTTGGTACTGGTACGGCGGATTGGGATAAGTCACACATTTTCCGTGTGCCGTACACAGACACGTACGGTGGTGGCGCGTTCGGTATGTTCGATGTTGAGAACCGTTTAGGTTCGTACTACAAAACTTATACTCGTGGTCTAAACCTTTACAAGTTAACTAACGGCGAGTACACTACTGTGGAACAACGAGATCAAGGGCAGGTTAAAAAATTGTGGCATGGTGGCAGGGATCATTTTTTGACTGATGTGGAATACGCTGAACTTGTTGCAGACGGATTCGGAGCGAATATAACCTGATGGCTATTTTTAGGACACCTACAGAGAACGTGGTTGCGGTGTTGCCCGTTGATGAAAACGAGTTGTCATCAGAAGAAAAGTTGGCTCAACGGTTGGCTCGGCATGTTGCGCCAAGTGCGCGTGGTATCAACGTGTTTTTGTTGACTGACGGAAACTATGTTGAGAGACAGCCTGGCGATATGGATACTGTCGCTAAAACATATTATGGTGGTCACGACATTCAAGTTACGGCTACTGAGGTTGCTTCGTTGACGGCAGCAGGATATGGGGCGTACATTGAAGCATAGGGAAACTCATCCAGGTTTAGATGTCGAAGGTTGTTTCGGTTGTCGTATCGCACATTTCAATGTTTCGGCTGAGGCTATGCCTACACGCAAACCTGGTTCAAAACGGATCATTGAGAAGGAACGGGTTCTACATAAAGACCTTGACGCTTATCACCGGTTGCGTCAGGATGGTCAGCAACCTAAATCTATTGATGGTGCTGCGATTGTTGAGAAACGTGCTGAGGAGAACTGGCAGGTTGCTACAGGTATTTTGCCTGACAAAACCAACGTTGTTGGCTAAATGCTTTTAACAATTTATGTGCCGACATTTAATCGGCCCGATATTGAACCATGTTTGGCTTCTATTGTTCCGCAACTTGTTGACGGTGTTGAACTTATTGTTAGCGACAATGACCCTGATGGTTACGCTGAACAGTTCGTTAAACAGTATCCGCAGGTTCAATACAGTAAACGGTTAAAGAACATTGATGGCGACCCGAACGTGTTTCGTGGGGTGACGCAAGGTTCCGGTAAATATGTTTGGGTGTTCGGTGACGATGACACAATGTTCCCTGGAACGGTTGATGCTTTGTTACCGATGTTGGATGGTGTTGATCGGGTGCTGCATTGGACTCCGAACAGTCGTGAAGTGAACGCAGGGTTCTCAGGAAAACTGTGTGACTATATGAATAGTCTTAATGATAAATCTATTCTTGTTGCTTCGACAACGATTACGTCTACGGTGTGGCGTAGGGATGCCATGAACGTTAGTTTGGGTTTAGATAAATTGGATACAAGATATCCTTTGGCTTGGGCTGGTTTGTTTATGCAAACAATCAAAGTTATGCCGACACCTACTTTGACGATTGGTGCTATCTACCGTGACAACGAGTTTTCGTATTTCAAGACTGTGATGGATGAGTATTTGCAGGCGTGGAGTCTGGCTGTTGGTGCAAACTGGATAGGTTTCAAGCAGGCAAACAAATGGAATTTTGTGAGCGTCGAATCGTGAACTACCAGTATTGGTTCGGTACTGAAGCATCCAAGTACGGGTATGGTGCGATGTTGGAAGGGTTCAGGTCGGGGTTGCCTGCCGATGTTGAGTTGCACGATCAGGCTTCTGTTGCGGTGTTGATGTACAACCCGTCTTTGGTTCACGGGTTTTTACGTGGGCAACATCGTGCGCTGTATACGATGTGGGAAACCACAGAGTTACCTGAGAAGTATTACAGATATTTAGATACCTACGATCAGGTTATTGTGCCGTGTGAACATAACCGTGAACTGTTCTCAAAGTATGCACCTAACGTTTCTGTTGTGCCGTTGGGTGTAAACGTTGACTATTGGAAGCCGACACCTAGACCAGCAAATAACAGGTTCAGGTTTCATGCCGGTGGCTCGATGTGGCTACGCAAAGGGTTGGATGTCGTTGTCAAAGCGTTCGAGTTATCTGGGGTTGACGCAGAGTTACATATCAAGGTTCCGATGAAACGGTTTGTACCGGATAGAGAATGGCCGTCAAACATCATTATCCATACGGGATGGATGTCTAAAGAAGAACAGTTTGATTGGTTTAATCAAGCGGATTGTTTTATTGCGGCGAGCCGTGGCGAAGGGTTTGGGTTAATGCCGTTGCAGGCTATGGCTATGGGGATCCCTACGATTGTTACCCCGACTTCTGGGCAGGCACAGTTCTCTGATCTTGCTTCCGTGGTTGTTCCGGTTACATCTCAGAACTGCTCTGGTTACGAGATTGACAGTTTTGCTGGCTGTTGGGATGAACCTGATGTTGACGCGCTTGTAGAGGCTCTCAGAGGGGTCTGCGGGGCTTCTGACAGTTATAAGGCTGTGGCGTTGAATCGTGTTGGTCGGGTTGCTGAATACAGTTGGGATAAGTCGTGCCGCAAACTGTTGAACGTGTTACCTGTCGGCCATGTTTTAGATAACCCTGTGTTTGAACCGTATCTTTGTTTCGTAAAAGTTAGGGTGAACCGTGTTTGTGAGGCTGGGATTAACAACGATCATTGGGATTTCGTGCCAGGGGTTGACTACATGGTGCCTAATCAAGTCTATGATATATTGGTTAGAGCA